GTAGGCATAGGTTCCTCAGAAAGTAATAGTGCCTGATGCTACAAAGCGATAAACACGCCAAGGGCCAGTCACATAAGTTTCAGGATTGCCTGTTGTTGATGTAGCAGGGGCTAAGTAAGATGGGTAGCGTAGGATTACGATGCCAGAGCCGCCTGCGCCAGAACTTTGTGACGCTGATTGGTCAGAACCACCACCACCGCCACCATAGTTTGCAACGCCAGATGTTGCTAAAACGGCTGGAGAAGCACTTGTAGAACCACCATTGCCAGCAGTTTGATTTCCACCTAAACCATACAGTTTTGCAGAATCGCTATTACCACCAGAGCCACCACCACCGCCACCAGCATATTGAAGTTGTGCGCCACTAATTGACGATGTTATTCCTGCACCGCCTCCGTTGTAGCCCAAAGTGCTTGCAGTCCCAAGTCCAACAGAACCAGCACCGCCACCGCCACCGCCTCTACCTGAAACAGAGTTAATTACGCCTGCGCCACCAGCAAAGCCTTGTCCGCTTGTGCCTGAACCGCCTGCTGTACCTGAACCATCGCCACGACCACCACCACCAGAACCACCAGAACCACCAGCACCAGCACCACCACCATATCCTCCACCAGTTGCAGTAATAGAACCAAAAACAGAATTGCTTCCTGCTGAACCATTTGCAAGTCCTGTTGAAGTTCCTGCCCCTCCTGCACCAACAGTTACTGTAATGCTTGAGCCAACAGTTACAGCATAGCCAGTAGCAGATAAAACGCCTCCTGCACCACCTCCACCGCCACCATTACTTGAATTAACAACGCCACCACCACCCCCGCCAGCCACGACAAGGTATTCCACAGTCTTGACAGGGAAGTTAATGCCGTTAAGCCCAGCACTGATAATTCCACCTACTCTTTTGGACATGATTTAGTCCTTAAGAGAGTTCTTCGTATGAAATCGTGTAGGCTATTTTTGACGCTGTGCTACTGGTAACAACTACAGATTTGTCTTCCTCAAGATAGAACGCTGTTGACTTGTCAGAGACAATCAAAGAAGCATCTGGAGGGACAGAGACTGTTGAAGCCAATGGGTATGAAGTGCCAGAGCCAGCCGCAGCAGTATTCACCGCTACAGTTGTGTCATAGGCAGTTGTGCCATCCACATTGGCAGCAATGACCATATTAACTTTGAACACCTTGCCACTTGAAGCAGCGTTAGCAAGCAATACATTAGATGTAGCGTTTGCTGGTGTTAGATAAGCAGTCTTCGCAGTGATTGTTGCGACATTAACGATATTAGGTGCAGCCATTTTTAACTCCTGAGATATTTAATTGCATTTGAAAGAATTTCGGCATCTTCTTTCAAAGCACCGATACCAGTATTACATCCATGACATAATAATCCTCTAACTTTATTAGTTACATGATTATGGTCAGTGTGTAGTCCTCTTAAAGTTGTTGGTATTTGACCACAAATAGCACACTTACCTTCTTGTTTTTCATACATCATTATATATTCTTCTGGTGTAATTCCATACATTGCTTTTACACGAGATGCTTGTTTTTCAAGAATAGTCTTAGAGTGCCAGTTTTCATTGGTTCTTGTTTTGTGACAAGGTTTGCAATAAGCATTTGTTCTTTTACCTAGTTTAGAAACATAGAAATTTTCTATATTTATATCGCCACACTTAGGACAGAGAGGTGGCTTCTTTGACGCTGATATAACTTTCTCACGATAAGCAGGATCAGCCCATCTTTTAAGGGAACGCTCTCTGGCTAATTGACGCTGTTCTTCAGACCACATCACTAGCCCCCAAAAACTATGCTCATAGCAATGGCTTTACCAGTGGTGAAACCCGCTGGTGTATTAGACAAATCATTATAAGATCCTGAAGAGGCTACAGTTGCCAAACCTAAGTTTGTTCTAGCTGTGGCAGCATTATTAAGATCAGATAAATTATTAGAAACTCTTAAAAACCTAGCATCAGATTGTGTCTGTGTATACACATTAGCCAACTCAAATGCAGCATAAGCAACAATGTCCACTGTATCACCAGAGGTAGCTCCAGTAGCTAACACTACATTAAGTCCATCTGTTGCTGTAAAGTCTGAAGTGACAACAAGCTTAACACCATTCAAATAAACATCAACATATCCAGCATCATATGTAGCTGAGAAGCTTGTCTGTCCTGCTGTTGCTGTATACACAGTTCTTTCAGAGGTTCCATTAACTGCTGAGCCAGCAGCAACCCAAGAAGAACCTGTGTACACATACATGATGTTAGAAACAGAATTCCAATAGAGAGCACCAGTTAATAAAGCATTACTGTCATTATCAAGTGTAGGTGCAGAAGTCTTGCTGCCTAAATAACGATCATCAAAAGCATCATAAGAAGCAGCAGCACTAGTAGCGGAGGAAGCCGCTGCTGTAGCTGATGTAGATGCATTAGATGCAGATGTAGATGCATTGCTTGCGCTAGTGGCAGCATGAGAAGCTGATGTAGCTGCAGCCGCAGCAGAGGTAGCAGCAGAAGAAGTGCTACCAAATAATGTATCGATGTAGTTCTTAGTGGCAGCGTCTTGAGCATTTGTAGGATCACCCATACCAGTGATCTTATTAGTACCCATTGCAATAGCACCGGACATTGTGCCACCAGACTTAGCAAGGTTCAATGCATCAGCAGTGTCTACATAAGTTTTAGTAGCAGCGTCTTGGTTTGCTGTGGGATTACCAAGACCTGTAATCTTGTTAGTACCCATAGCAATAGCACCACTCATTGTACCACCAGCAAGAGCTAGTTTAGTGGCAATAGAGTTTGTTACTGTAGTAGAGAAGTTAGCATCACTACCTAAAGCTGTTGCTAATTCATTTAATGTATCAAGTGTGGCGGGAGCAGACGCAACCAAGTTGCTGATAGAAGTATCAACATATCCTTTAGTAGCTGCATCACCAGAATTGGTAGGGCTGGTAAGATTGGTAATGGTGGCAGCAGTACCAGCATTCATGTTCAATCCACCATTAATAGTAACATCATTAAAAGAAGATGTACCAGTAGATGCTGTAACATTTCCTGTTAAGTTACCTGTGACATTTCCTGTGACATTACCTGTTAAGTTACCTGTGACATTACCTGTGACAGCGCCTGTAAGACCACCAACAAAACCAACAGTGGCTGTCACTGTAGTACCTGTAACAGCTTGTGCAGAAGATCCACCAATCACTGCACCATCAATAGTACCTGCATTGATATCAGCAGAAGCAATTGTTGCTGCTGTATTAACAGTGAGGTTGGTGACAGTGGCTGCTGCAGCAGTGGAAGCACCAATCACTACATTGTCTAATGTGCCACCATTGATGTCAGCACTGGTAACAGTGATACCAGCAAATACAAAAGTACCTGCTGCATAACCATCTTTAAATCTAAAAGAGCTAGAGCCAAAGTCAATGTCGTTGTTTGTTACAGGTAAGATGGCTCCGTCTACAAATCTAATTTGCTCAACAGGACTACCACCCACTTCAACAAACACACCATGTCTGTTATTAACAGTGTCTACAGCAATCTTATTGTTAAAGTCTAAGTCACCAATAACAGGTACAGATGTACCTTCGGCTGCTGTACCATCATGTCTGTGTCCAGTGGAAGCACTGAAAGCATTACGAATAGCATTCAGTTCGTTATTAATAGGCGTGGCCCTAATAACCTCTGTTGCTACAATGTCTGCTGCTGATTGTCTTACATAACCTGTCAAGGTAGTTCTCCTTAGCGCCTGTCGTTCATCGAATAATTCAAGACCAATCCCTGAATCGTATGACTAGCGTTTTGATCATTCGTAACATATTTAAAAGCTATGGAAAAACCAGAGCCTGTAAACGGTGTCTTCACTACTGGTGAAGGATTACCATCATAAATAGCTGTACTATCATAGATGGCTTCGTTGTAGTAGGAAGCTGAGCCAGTTGTATTGATGTTAAAGTTTGCTGGGTTATACACATTAATACTATCTTCAAAGTCATAAGAAACAGAGAACACAATGTTAGCTGTTCCTTCACTTCTTAAGAATGTATTAATGCTATAAAAGTTTTTACGAATTGTAGGATCTTGAAAATAATAATAAGGTGTTTGATACACGCTTAGTATGTCAGTTCCTGCAAAAGATGTACCACTCTCTTGCTTATACACCTTACCAGTTTCATCCCCATGAATAACAATTTCGTCAGAACCTACATACCCGCTTGAAGCAGCAGTAACAATCATGTTATACAACAAACCATACTCATAAGTAATACCACTATCTGTCTGCCTAAGTCCACCAAGAATACCAAAGATACCTTCGCTTGGTGTTAGCAATCTAAACTGTGACTTCTTTCTAAGAACAACAGCAGAGAGGGTTTCTGGATCTGTGTTTCCAGAAGCTAAGTCAACTAACAAATCAGAAGCAACTGACTGAATCTTTTTAGAAACAGTCTCAAGTTCAACGTCACCAATCTTAGCCGTACCAGCAATAGGACGAAATCCATCTGGTCCCAAGAATAACAATGTACCTGCCAGTTCTATCACACTATCTGGAACTAAGCAACCTAAGTTTGTTGTAATTTCAGAAACAACAAAGTCTGCAATATTTGTTCCTGTAAGAGCTTTAATTGAATTCTTACCAAAGATGTAAAGGGTATCACGAAACTGTTTAACTTGAACAATCTCAAACCCTACATTAATAACAGCAGCACCATTTGCTGGATTAAAATTTGTTTCATTTAAAGGAGAAGAAATATATAAGTTATAAGGATCTGTAGTATCACCAGCTAAAAATAAATGATTCTTATATACTGCTGAATACTTGGGACTATTAGGTGCATTAGAATCTGTTATCTGTGTGTACGTTGTTCCATCATAAGTAGCTGCTGGATTAATACCATCAGTAAGTACAACTTTAGGAGCACCCCAGTTATAACGAATAAACCTAACCTTCTTTACCCCCACCATAGTAATCGTACCGGGAGTAGTAATAGCAGACCAAGTAGAACTACTTGCTACCCACTTATAAAAATAATTTGTACCTGCTGAAGGTTTTCGACAAGCAAAGATATTATCATTAATTGAATCTGCTACTGCTACACCAAGTATATTACCTAAACCAGTAACAGTACCATAGCTATTAGTATATCCACTAATTCTTCTATATCCACCAAAAATAGAAGGCTCATAGTTAATAAGTTGAATTGCGCTTCCGGGTGCTGCTTCACTTTGTGAAAGCACATCCCTGTTGGTGTCGAGTCCACCAGAACAATTTACCTTATAACCACTAATTCTATCAGCCATTAAAACACTCTAGCTGAGAATGTGGGTGAAACAATAATAGTTGAGCGCATATATAAAGGCTCATCTAACAAAAGCCTACGCATTGTTCTAATGCCCATGTCAAACTTCTCTTTGTACATAGTAGCGCCCTGTTCATTTGATCTAAACATCAACATGTAGAACATAGCACCATCTAACAATACACTAGTAAATCGATCAGGAACAATACAGACATCTGTAGACTCTACTAAGTCAGCAGGGAAAGACCAATACTTATATTCAACTTGATATGCCTGATCAGGCAGTGGAGTGATACCAAACTTAGACTCTTGTGTTTGGTAGATGTATCTAGACACACCATAACCACCAGTACCATTCATGTCCTCTTTAGGACGATGATTATCTAAGTAATCAGTGTAGGTAAGCACTGGTAAATGTTGGGGATTATTGTCTACTGCTGTAAGTTTCTTAAGATAGAAACTTTCCCAGTCAACAACAGAAGTGTTAGTAGGAAAACTATATTGTCCTGTACCAACAGTTAGTGTTTGAGTATAAGTTGTTAAAGCAAAGGGCCACTCTTGAGCACCGTGCATCAATTCCCTAACAGATGAATTGACCGCATTCTTAGCAAGAGCTTGAATGTTCCTAGCACCATCGAATTCGGTGGAGTCTAAAGTGACCTCACCCATTCTTCGTAGCAATTCATTCGTTAAAGAAATGTATGTAGACATATTTTTTAAACAATAAAAGGGAGAGGCGGTTAAGCCCCTCCCAGTATTAACTAGCTATTAAGCCAGTTGCTCACGATCTACAGAGGCAGGACCAACACGATCTTGTGCGTCAACAATGACAGCAAAGACACGGATTGAACCAGCACTCAGTGTTGTGGTTTCAGTAACCAACAGCAAGTCCAATGTGTCAGCAGATTGTGACACAATAGGATAGCCAGCAGTTGCTGGAGTAGCATAAGTACCCACAGCAAGAGAGCCAGTTACAGCAAAAGCAGAGACATAAGCCGCTGCTGTTACGCCAGTAACACCCAAGCTCACTGTACAGCTACCTGTAACAGCACCAATGATTTCAAAGCCAGCAGCCAACACAATAGATTGTGCGGGAATCTGGAGAGCTTCAATCACATCGGTAGCAGCCAAGGCAGAACCTTTTGCTGTGACAGCAGCAGCCAAGCTGATAGTGTTTTCTACAACATAAGGCATGTTGCGAAGAGCACGACTAGGTTGTGTACCTGCACCAACAGTGTTTGAGAGAGTAGTAATAGTTGCCATTTAGTTTCTCCTTAAGCAGCGTTGTATTTAGCAGTGACGATGCCTTCAGGACGCAAGATTTTGCGACCATAAAGATGCATACCACGCACGATGTCAGCGAAGCTGTCGGGATCACGATATGTCTCGGTCTTAGTGATTTGCTGAGCAGTTGCAACAGCAGAGTCATGACCACCAACAATCACACCATAGTTGGAGTTCTGGTTGGCAGTACCTGAAGTACCAGAACCAGTACCAATTTTTGGTAGGTTGTTAGAAACATAAATACGGAAGCCATGCAAGTTGTTAACGACCAAGCCGTTCTGTAAACCAGAACCACCAAAGTCACCATTCAACAAACGGCTGTCTTCGTCCTTCAACATTTCGATGAACACAGGATCGACCACCAACCAGCGACCAGCGGAATCAACAAATTGTTGATCCAACAAACGGCCCATACGAGCAATAACCATCAAAGGAGATGCCACATCTGTAGGCAGTGTTGTTGCACCGGGCAGACGGGGAGCCAAAGGAATGGAATGCTCACCAGCAGAAGCTGTAGTGATGTTACCGAAGCTACCTTTTTTCAGCTTCATAGTAGCCAACAACTCATCAGAACCAGCGGCAGTAACTGCCTTAGTACCAGAAGCTGTTGTACGAGCTGTATCAGGATTCACATGCTTTGCAGACTGTGAGAAGCCAGACAAGTAACCCAAGACATCTTGGTCATACTGATCACGCAAACGATACGCTGCACGATCAGAAGCCATCTGCATGAAGTTCACATGTGAGTGAGCTGCTTCGATGTCATCAATCTTGAAAGCGTAGTAGTTAGCTTGGTCAACAACCAAGGTGAAGTCTTCATCATTCAGATCTTGAGCAGTGATCTGTGTGCCACGGGCGTAGCTTTGAACAGACACTTCAGGTTCTTTAATGATTTTGACACTGTCGCCCATGTTTGCGATTTCACCAAAGTAATCATTATTGGTGATGTCTTCAACAGTAGACGCTTTACGGAATGCAAGTTGTACTTGCTTTGAATAGATGACTGGTGAAAAATTACCATTAGGTAAGTTTCCGTAGCCAACTGCTTTTGGAAAGGCCATTTTAATATCCTCCTAGATATGTGTTAGGCATATAATTAAATACGCTCAACATCACCACAGAGGCTGTATTTGATGGGTGTGTATAAAACAGGGATGCCTCCACTTGTCTATACAGGCCAACAAACTTCAGGTTGTTCTGACAGTTTATTGTTTTGCGTGACAGATAACTCTATGGGGTATGGTAGCTAGCATTGTTACGGCCCATAGGAGCAAGACTAGATACCTAGTCCTGCTTAAAGTTATACCAGTTGTTTCAGGTTTGTCAATACTTAACGAGCACTTCCGCTAATATCGTATACAAACTTACCTGATTGTAATGCTTTAGCAATAGCTTCTTGGTTCTTTTCATATTCAAAGGTAGACATTTTATTTACCTGTGACTCATAAAAGACACCATCTTTGCTTTCGCCAGTAGGCTCAGAACGACTACCACGGGTGTTTACGCTTTCAGCAGCACCCTTATCTGTAGTAGGCTTCTTAGCCTTAATTCCTTTATCAGCTTTGTAGAGATCGATGGCACGGGCAGCGGCCTTAGCATCACTCTCATTATCATACAAAGCATCCTGCACCCACTTAGGTTGTTCATCAACCCATGTATGGAACTCATCATCATCACGAATAGCATCAAAGTCTGGATGCAGACGCATCAATTCAGCTTCTGCTTTGTCCTTAGATGTCTGATGCTCACGTTCATCTAGCTGTTTAAATCTTTCATCCAAAGCTTTGGTTTGTTCCTTAGCTTTCTTAATTGCAATGGTTTCAACAATCTTTGCAACATCAGGATATTGAGCAGCCCACTCATTTAATTCTTCTTCACTCTTAGGAAGCTTGATTTGTTTCTCTGTGCTTTGCTGTAACTGAGAGCGAAGCTCATCAATCTGTTTCTGCAGCCCTACTTGCTGTTGTTGAGAATGTCTACGCAGATCACCATAACGCTTCTTAAAGCTTTTCTCTTCTGCGCTTAAAGAACTATCCTCTGGTTCTTGTGCTTCCTGTGGGCTGTTCTTATCTTCAGCCCACTGCTTCAACTCAGCCTCTTCTTGTTCAATCTTATCCTTGTTAGCATTACGCTTACCAAAGGGAGAGAAAGCCTGAGCTTGTTGATTCTGATTTACTACTGCTTCTGTCATAACATACCTTTAAGTTGGGGCTAACTGTAGCTGCATAGCAGGGAGATAGGTAGCCATATGGTGGGAAATTGTTGATACTCACCAGCCCACCTCTGGCTTGAGTATTCTGATTATATAGTATTATCTTTTAGAAGCAATGCCTCTTTTTTGAGCAGGTGTTGATTTCTTTGTACGCTTAGCAACAAGTCCACCTTTGGCATAGCTTCCGGGACCCGTGCCATCTCCACCAACAGCACCCCCACCAGAACCATCACTACTGCCTCCTTCACTATCACCACTGGTATTACCACTATTATCAGCAGTAGCAGTGGCAGCAGTAGAGCCAACTGTACCGGGAGCACCGTTTGATGAAACACCTCCAGTAACACCCTCAGAGATAGAAGCATCATCGGCTGAAAGAGCAGCAGCATTAGCTGCAAGACCTGCTGCATTAGCGGAAGTAGAAACTCCCGTTGTAGTTACAGCATCTGTAACAGCAATAGCATCATTTGGAGTACTAGAAAGACCTAACGCATTTGAAACAGCATTGGCAACGGCTCCAATAGCAATACCAATTGTAGAGTTACCAACGGATGTACCGGAAGGACCACCAACACCAGAGCCTGTGCCTACAGAAGGACCACCACCTACACTAACACCATCGCCACCTTGAATTGTTTCTGTTGCTGTAACAGTTGTATCTTTCTTCGTATCATCTGATGTCTTCTTAACCTCAGCTAAGAACTGATTGGCTGTACCAGCAAACTCATATCCAGCAGGAATTGCAATGGAAGGTTTGTCATTGAAGAAGGTGATGTACATAACCCTACCTTCAGCATTCTTATAAGCTCTAACATCTAAAGCTGGATTGGTAATAGAAGTTTTAGGGATGTTGTATTTAGCTAGTAAGTCAACTCCAGCATCAGCAAAACCACCAGAACCAAATCTCTTTTCTCCTCTACTATCCATATCCACTTCTTGCATGATGTCATCAACTTCAGAAGTGAAGCCACCATCATCCTCACTATTATGAAGAGCTTCTGGATTAGCCACTTCCTCAGCATTACCCATCTGACCAATCTCATTCATACGAGAAAGACCTGCTTTAGCTTCATCACGAAGCTTCATCAATCGTTCAAGACCAATGTATCTAACAACATCAGCAGGGACAACAAACTCACCTTCGCTAAGCTTAGCAGAGATGTCATCTCTCACTTCATTCTGTAAAGAACCCGGAGGAACATCATTACCTGACACAGGATCTACTGTGCCGCCTTGATCATTCATGCCGCCTTCAGCAAACAGTCTATCCATATTATTTGTGTACATTAACTTTATCCTTAAGATAACTTAATCTGCGTAAAGCAGCAATGGCTCCTTG